AATAAAAAGGACCATACCATGCAGCAAAGACCATATTCTGCAAGCAGCTTAGCGTGGAATACGCTTAGCATGTTGCTAAATGATTTCCGCTCTGATCTCCCTGTTGGTTTTTGCAGTATCCTTGACGGCGTTTTAGCCAGACGGGATATTACAACCTACAGGAGTTTAGAGTTATACATGGACATGGAAACGAATCAGGATACATTTAAAAAGATGTACCAGCTTCTAACCTTGTTCAAGAGGTTCATCCTAACGGATGACACACTGAAACCTGCCGCGCTCGTCGATATTGCTATCGAAAAATTCAAAAGCGCGCAGGATCGCCTAGCCACATTTTCTGATGTCCCTATGCATTTAAGGGACATCGTGATGTGGGCTCGTGGGTTCACCCATGATATACTAGGTGACTTCAGTGAGGCAGAATTGCTTCCTCTATGTGAATTTGGAAAGCATGCCGCGGTTGGGGTTCCTCTGAGACGAGCAACGCTCGCTTCAAAATGGAATAACATCACCGGTTCTCAACCACAACTTGATTGGTTCTATAGCAGCTATTGCGGCTATAACCGCATGCTCGACGAATTTCTCGCCGATCATGCAATAGAACCTAGGGTTGTGGGTGAGTTAGCACTCACTTTCGTCCCGAAGAATAGCAAGGGTTGCCGTTCTATTACCCCAAACACGACTGTCGGATCGCTCCGTACAGACGGGCTTGGGAAAATGGTAGAACGTCGACTGCGACGCGTTGGGTTGGATATCACTTCTTTACAGGAGCAACATCGTGACCTTGCGCGTATTGCATCGATTGATCAACGTTTTGTTACGTGTGATCAAAGCTCAGCTAGTGATAATATCACTGGCTGGCTGCTCGAACTCCTTCTACCTAAATCATGGTACAGGGAATTCGATCTCGGTCGAGTGCCGTACATCAGAATGCCAAACGGCGAACTTGTAAAAGCTCGCTCCTTTTGCACAATGGGTATCGGTTACACGTTTCCTTTGCAAACTCTCGTCTTTTATGTCCTTGCAAAAGCGATCTCGGCATCTATGTTTGACGGTACAGATTTTGTATCGTGTTACGGCGATGACTTGATTATTAGCGCTAGATTGTGGCCTTTCGTTAAGGAGATTTTCCCTAAGTTTGGTTTATTAATTAACGCCGATAAAAGCTTTGCATCTGGATTTTTTAGAGAATCCTGCGGTGGTGATTACTACCGCGGGGTGGACGTTCGCCCTTTCCAACCCCTATGGGTTGATCGTGACGACCTCGATCGAAGAAGTCACGAAGTACTTCTATATCGATTCATCAACGGATTACTCCGTCGTTGGCAAGATATAGAAATCACAAAAACGCTAGACTTTTTGACTAGTTACCTTACAGACCCTTGTTACGTGCCTCAGGATTTCCCTGATACGGCCGGAATTAAGTGTTCGCGAGGCGATTCGTTTCATAGTCGTGCGTGTTTTAAACGCAATAGGAACGGGGCAGCCATCTTCACCTATCTAAGACATAAGTCTAAAGAGGTTAAAGAAACCTGCTTCGTACCGTATTATAACCGAATGTTAAAACTCGGTTGCGTTGAGAACGTCTTTGTGAAGTACAAGAAGGGCGTCCCTTTGGTACCAATACCTGGTACCATCGGTATAGAGAAAGTGCGTG